GTTAACTCCTTCATTAAAAAAATCTGAGATACCATTAAGTGATGAAGATAAAACAGTTGTTCCACCAACGGAAAGATTTCCGCTTGAGTCGATTGTTGTGTTGTCTGTAATAGCACCTGTTGTAGCATTTTTAGAGATTTGTTTAAATCCACCTTCTGCTCTAACCGGACCGTTAAATGTTGTATTAGCCATGTTAATATTCCTCCTAGAATATAATAAATGTAGTCCCTAGGGGTTGTCGACTATACGCGTCTACATTTAAATTTATTTATATATAGTGTGTAATTTATATTATACTTTTTAGTAGAGTGCAAGAGACCCCGTAATAAAAGTGCGATTTCAGCGATGTAGCTTTGTGTCTTAAGTAGCTACAGAAACTTGTGGAGCAACGCCTTCAACGTTATTTTGCCTGTGAGCGATTTCAGCTTCTTCCAGCTTAATTTCAGTAATGATTTGCCTGATTTTATCATCGAGCCTAACCATGTTAAGAGTATATCTATCTTCATTAATATGCTCTTGTTCCCACTTCAACTCCAAGGACCTTTTTGCTTTGTATAGGTCTTGTATCATAAACAACCTCCTCAAAAGTTATTCGATTTAGTCCCGGATCATAACTATTCCCGAGAGATTCCCAATTTATACTCTTTTCTCCCAACTTGTCAAGGATTGATTTTTCAAGGGAAACAGGGTTATCTTCAGACAAAACTTCAAATTTTGCATGATGATCATAAGCCCATATATTTACTAAGAATTTTTTCATGGTTTTTTCTTTCTATTTGTTAATTGTGGCGAGAGTGTGTCCCGCCACAAAAATTTTCTTATTTAATGATTACGCTCCTGGCGAACCAAAGATACCTCTAGGGTCAGAAACTCCAAAAGAGTATCTTTCTCTAGCTTTGTATCTAACGTTTCCAGTGTCAAAGTCGCCTTCCATTGCAGTTGTCAATGGTGCTCTGTTGAACATTTTCATACCATTAGGTACATCTGTTAAGATATAGAACGCATCTGCATCTGTTAGGTAGTTGTTCACTCTATAACCTTGAGGAACCATACCCATAGATACGATTGCATTGATATCATTATCAGCTGTTCCAGTTCTACCTTGAGACTTCATAAGTCTCTCAGCTGTAAATTGTAGCTCAGAAGGAATGATCATTTTCAATCCTCTAGCTGCAACTCTTAAACCTCTTTCATCAGTCATTTTACCAATGTCAATCATTGCTTGCTCTAATGAAGTTTCGTTTAAGTCAGAAGAAGTCGCTAATTCATTAGCGAATGTTCCTGCTACAGTCGGGTGGTTAGTTGCCATTAAAGCAACGCCGTCACCAGATGTGAAAGTTGTGAAACCATTAATTAATGGGTCAACAGCTTTTACTTGCTTAGCATTACTCATAGATCTTGCTAAAGCTTTTGTATATCTAGACGCAAGTCTATCATACAAGTTGTCCTCAATCGCTTCTTCAGTGATTGCGAACGCTAAAGCTACAGTCTCATGAGTGTATCTAGCAGTGAATGTTTCTTGTGCTTCATCAAATGAAACTCCAGAACCTTCACCTTTTACTTGTGCGTTTGCGAAACCAGATAACATAACTTCCTCTTCGAAAGCTCTGTCAGATGATTCCTCGTTATAAATCTCAGCATGCTGATTTTCGTAACGTTTGTACTCCAGGCCGAATAGTGCATTCAAACCTGGCTCTAACTCTTTTACGAGTTGGGATCGTGATATAGCCATAATTTATCTCCTATTTGCCTATTAGTTTTGTAGCTCGACAAGATTAGCAACTACTACTACTGAAATAAAAGGATCAGTAAGATCCTGATTTTCAGGATCTTCAGCAGTTCTTAATAATCTCCATGAAGCTGAGTCCGCACTTGTGTCGCCGATATCTAGAGTAGCTGAAGACTGACCAGTAGTTGTACTACCCGCCGTTGTATTCATGTCATACGATTCTAGAAAACCAGCTTGAGCGACTGCCGCATCAGTTGATACTACGTATTGTTGTGTTGGATTATCGAATACAAATGCATCGATGTCTTCTGAGTTTGCTGGTGTTACTTGGACGTAATGATTCGCAAACGTCGGCTTTAAAGTCGTAGCCGCGTTATAGAATATTCCATTTAACACACCTAAAACAGGTGCATCAGTTGTTTGTCCGTCAACAATGTAACCAGCAGCAGAAGCAACAGCGCCACCGTGGAATAATGTAGTTCCAAAGTTGGCATCTATTTTGTATTTGCCTTGACCTGAAGTGGCTGGAGTTGATCCAAGCGCACCTGCAGCAATCAAACCAAAACCTTGTTCGTTTCTATTTGCCATAGTTGTTTCTCCTTATGTACCTGCCCCAAGGGGCCTCCAGTACGATTGATTTAATTCAGTGATTTAAAAATTACTTTTTAGTACCACCGAAGGTTACACGGGATTGTCTATCAACATTGATAGGCATCCTACTATCCTGCTCCCTCATGAGATCGTTATTTACTGCTTCATTACGTTCCTTATGTCTATTAGACATATATTCCGTACGTTGTCGCGCGATCTCTTCCGGTACCTTCGCAAGAAGAAGGCCGCCAACCCCAATCACTCCCTTGTATTTGCCGTCTTCGACGACAGGGTAATCGCTTGCATTTTCAACTTCTTCAGATCTAACTAATTCATAACCTTCTCTTAAACGTCCGGTTATATTTTTAGTATCTTGAAAGCCTGCTACTTCAGCTCTTATCCATCTATACCTGAATCCATCAGGTGCAAGAGGTGCATCTAGAGATGATGGTGGAACCCACACTTTAGGTCGATCAGACTTTGACCGTGTTTGGTTCGCACGAGAAGTATTTTTATTTTCGTTTTCCATTTTACGCTCCTTCCTTCGTGTATTTTAATTGTTTTGCGTACTCTTCGAGTGGCACACCTAATTTTTTAGCTATTGCTACCTGTGAAGATGTGAGTCTCACAGTTTTGCGACCAGGCTTTACGCTTCTATTAGCTGAAGCAACTGTCTGAACAGGAGCGGTCGATTGCCTACTATTAGTAGTACCAAATTTATGCGGAAAGTCAACTCTAATTCTTTTATCAACTTCAGCATAATACTCGTTTGAGTTAGGATCATAACCTTCTTTTTCCGTTAAATCCTTATGTATTTCAAAAGCAGTGTAAGTCATTGCTTTATCACTACCAAACCATGAGTTATTGCTAGCCCATGCTTCAGCTCTAGGATCGGGATTAATAGGTTCATCCACTTGTCTTGTTTGAACTGGTGGTTGAGATAAAACAGGTTTTTGAGCCTGTTGTTCCTCTCTACCAGCTTTGGCTTGTTCTAGTTTTGCATTCTCAAAAGCAAGAGTTGCAATTCTTTTATTAGCCTCAACTTGAGCCGCCGCATCTCCAGATTCAATCGCTGACGCTAATTCTTTTTGCGCAGATTCTAAACCTGAACTGATACTAGTCTCAAACTTTTTAACATATTCAGAATCAGTTTTTTCAAACCTCTTTTCTAGAATCTGTCTTTTTTCTTCTACACCTTTCGCATAATCTAAAGCAGCTTGTTCTCTTCTTTCTGCTTCTCTCATTTTACGAGTAAGTTTTGCAATACGTGATTGCACCCCTTGACTGTAGTCTTCTAATTTTTCATCTGTTCTTTTTTCATCTAACTTTGTTTCTGTTTCTGTTTCTGTTTCCGGCGCTTCCGTTTCAATAACGGCCTCGTCTTTTATTTCTTCAATAGCTACTTCTGCATCGGGTCCCGATGTATCTATATCTACTGTCTTTATTCGTTCTTCTGTGTCTGGCATAGTTACTCCTTCCTATGATTAAAACTCATGCAAGATGTCCTGTGGACTATCAATTGTTGCTAACACTTCGTCGTCGTTTAGAAGACGCATTTCTCCGCCATCTATCTTAATCCGTGATCCGGCGTAACGCGCAAACATTACCCAATCTTGGACCTTGCACCACGGGCCTTCAGGATATCTTTCTTTATCCTTATAACATTGTGGTCCCATAGCTAAAACTAATCCAACTTGAGATGCAACTTGTTGCCTCTCTATAGTTGTTTCAGCTAATACTAATCCGCCTTTAGTTTTATCTTTCATTTTAAAAGGTAAAACTATCATCCTCCACCCAGTAGGTTTTGGTAAGTTAGGTTCTTTTTCTTTTTTTTTCTCTGATTTCTTTATACCAACAAGATTATTGTTGGGTGTTAATATCGATGACTGTTCCTTCATTATGCTCCTTATCGTTTAGCAGGTTAGAGATTTCCTGGCGCACTGATTCCAATGCATTGATTTGTCCTATTATATACTTGTAATTTTCCATACTGTCAACCCCTCCGGACGTTACCGAAATCGACAATTGATCTATTCTTGAATCTAGGAATCTTAAAGTCTTATTGATTACTGTTTCTAATTGCACCTAGCAGTTCCATTTTCTAAGAGACTTATTTATTCTTGAATTAGGATCATTGGCAGTCTTAGCTGAAGTGCGTCTCTTTTTCATTCCCGTCATACGCGCGCAGAAAGATTTTCTACGGTTGGCTGCTGTTGATCCTTCTTTTAATTTTGATGGTTTTGTTGTAACTGCTGTTTTAAGTTTAGAACCTGGATTAGCTTTTCTGTAAGAAGCTACACCTTTAGCATTAAGTCCGCCAGATTTAGACTTGCCTTCTTTTCTCTGCCATGCCGCAGTTCTAGCCATTACGCTGTCTTTGTTTTTTTCTTTTTAGGAAATCCAGCTTTCATATTTTTATATGCTTTAGCTGATATTGTAGAGTCAGCTTTACTTCTTGAAGTGCCAGCTTTTTTACGAGCGTTAATGTTAGCCCAAAGGCCTTTTTGTTTTGCCATTATGAATTCATACCGTAGGCTCTGCCTTTGCCTTTAGTTGCCATTTTACAACCTTTAGAACCAGATTTGTAACCGGCTCTTCCACCTTTAGCAAATTTTGGTATAGGAATTCCTGCTTCTTGCAGAACTTCTTTCATAGCTCTTGCTTCTCCCTTATTAATACCATCATCATAATCTTTAGCATGAAGTTGAGATTCTTTTGATAGAGCGTATTTTTCAAATTTTTTATCAAATCTTTTACCAAGGATATCTGGATTTGGTTGAACCATATCCCCACTTTTTGTTTCAATATTTTTTTTAGATTTAGCTTTTTTAGCTTTTTCTTTTTCTTTTCTTTTTTTTGTTTTTTCTGATGGAAATTCAAATGACATAATTATACCTTCTTTGCTATTTTTTTACCGGCTATTTTAATCTGAATAGTTTCTGGTAGGTTTCCAAGATTTTTAAATTTTTTCTTAACTGATGTGTTAGACATACTAGAACCACCGCCCATTTTTCTACCACTTTTAGTACCATCTTTGTATCCCATTCTTCCACCAACTTTAACTGCTGCTCTTCCTCCTGCTCTTCCCATAGGTCCGGCTCCACCAGGTTTATCTTTTTCATTGGCTTTTTTATTTTCTGCATTAATTTTTTTTTGTTTTTCTTTGGAAACATATTCACTGAATCCTTTGCTTGGTGGAACAGTTTCGTAAGACCCATGTTTTAAACCAATTCTTCCACCGACTTTGTATCCCATTCTTCCGCCGTCTTTTTTATTTTCAGTAGCTTTATCTAACATACCTTTAAGGACTTTAGTATTTTCTCCCTGTATTCTTTTATATGATTCTGTATTTGATTCTGATTTTCCTTTATTACCTTTAAAAGTAAAATCTTCCCCTTTAAATTTTGGGTTTTGCATTTCAAAAATAGTTTGACCTAATTTTGCTTTTGAAGCTTTATTTTTGTGTATAGCAATATCTAAATTGCTTTTTGCTTTATCTAATTTTGTTTTGGGTACGTTTGCTTTAGGTTTTATAAAAGATAATAGTTTTTTACCTGCTCCTACAAATTTATTTGACATTATTTTTTTCCTCCGTTTTTAAATATTTGTGTTCCCTTTATACCATAAATTGATGCTACTACAAGTATCCATAAATTAGTAAACCATTTAGGAAGCTCCGAGAACATCTCAAAGAACAACTTTACCTTGTCCATAGCGGTTGGATCGTCACTTACGACTGCCCAAGCCAGGATTGCTATTGGCAAACTTAGAATTATTAAAACTGCCTCGTCCTTCCAATCTGATTGACGTGCTTCTAATAGTTTTCCTTGGTAAGCTTCAGTTCCAGCAGCCATTTT